CTTTAATGCTTTGTGACCAGATACTCATCACACCACCAAGTACAGTGGATCCTAGCATTGTAATCATTTCAAATGGCATTGTTACTCCTTTGTATTTGATTGGTTTGTTTCTAGTTCTTTTATTTTTTTATTAGCATCGTCTAAGTCTTGCGTTAGGTGCTCTAGTTTTTGTAGAGTACGTTTACTAGCACTATCTTTAGACTTACCAGCATCCTGTAACTCAGCAATCTCTTGCTTTAGGATTCTGATCTGCTCTTTGTATTCGTTTATAATATCCTGATATTCAGGGTTAGACATTTAAAATGTATATTATATTATTATAGCACCTATGACAAAACCTACAACTGCAGAAATGACGCAGTGATAGTGTTTCTCCCATAGTTCTTTTACTTTATCTTTAATGTTTTCCATTTTTTCTCCTATTAATTTAATAAACCTATTAATGTTAATATTGTTGCACCTAAACCACCAAGTATAGCATACAAAACTTTATCTATTTTACTATGTAATTTATCTATATCTTCGTGTATATGTTTTAGATGATTATTTTTTATTGTACTTACTTCCCTCTTCAACCCTGTGATATAACCATATAATGATATGATATGTTCATTAGTTGTTTTGGGTTGTTTAGCCATTATTTCTCACCAAAGAAAAAACTAGAAAATTGTTTATTTCTAGCTAATTCTACATACTCATCTTGTTTATTTTTAAAATATCTTTTGTATTCTTTTTGCATAGTATCTGTATCATTATCTAAAACAGCTTCTGTAAATTTTGGAAAAGAATCTATACCACCTCTTACATTAAACTGAATATCTAATAACATTTGTTTTCTTCTTGGGTCTAATTCTGTGTACTCTGTACCTAATTTATTAATTAATATCTTATCTTTTTCTTTTAAATCTCTTATCAATATAGTGTTTGATTGATTTTTATTTAAGGTATTTATGTCATACCCATATACTTTACCACTTTCTATTTCTTCATTAGTTAATTTATGACCATATCCTATAGTATCATTACCACCTTCAGGTGATTTATGCGGAAGTGCATTTGCACCTGATAAAAATAATGGTGCATTTTCAGCTTTTTTTATATAGTTTAAAAATCCTTCACTATATAACAACATTTTATTTGTTTGCTCTTGAGTTTCACCTATCATCATAATTATTACAAATAATATTATATTAATTTTTACCAAATATATTTTCTGTTTGTTCTTTAATTGCACCAGTTATTCTAGGTATTACTTCACTAAGTTCTGCACCTTCTTGATAATCTACTGGTACATTTACATCTTCAATAAATTTATTTCTTATTTTACTGTATGTTTCATTTAATTCATTAACTCTTTCATTATATTCTAATTGAGTAATTTGACCTTTACTAAATTTATTAGCTTCAATTCTTATTTTTTCCTGTATCCCATTAACTCTTCTTCTAAACTCATAACCTTTAATAGTTTTTAATTGTGATAAATTTGTTTTAGTTATTTTAAAACCAAGAGTATTAAAGAAAGCTAATAGTTCACTTTCATTTCTACTTAATGGTGACTTATCTGTTCTAGCTTTTTGTATTCTTTCTGTAGAGTATGATCCTGGTACAAACGGAAAGTTAGGTATTAATCTTTTAAATGCAAACTTTGCTCTTGTAGAAAAATCATCAAACTCAGAAACACCTTGTCCTTTAATTTTATCACCTCTAAATAAATCAAAACCTAACATTGGAAATAAAACTTCTCCAGCTATACCAAAGTTAGCCTGTAAAGGTTGTGGAATTAAAGGTATTGTTCCAGAATTTAAATCAAATATATCTCCACCTGGTACAAATCTAGTTACATTAACATATGTAGATGCATCTTTACTAGGTATCTTAATATTTTTATGTGGTAGGAAAGGTAGTCCACCTATCTTACCTTGTTGTTCTTTTGTCATTGCAGCTCTTTCTGCTTCTGGAGAACCTTCACCTAATATTTCACCTAAGTTATTTAGCATGTAACCTAGCACTGCATATTTAGCAAACTTCCAAGGTCTAACTACAGCTGTTTCTGCAAGTATAGGTATAACTCTATATGTATAAGCTAGAAAAGGTGTAGGCAATGCTCTTAATGCATTTATACCTGGTGCTTGAATATTATAATCAATAAAAGATTTTCTTGCATCTTGTGCTGCTTGAACTTTACTATATCCTTTTTTTCTTCTATCCATATATAAAGCAAGTCTAAATATAGAATCTTCTAGTGCATAGTAATCAGATAATTTTTGTAGTCCAAATTTATTTTTTAAAATTAAATCTTTGTATATAAAATCAGAAACACCTACTGCATTATCAAATACATTTTTCTTTGGATCTATCTTATAATAAGCAGGTTTTAATTTAGATGGGTCTAAAATATCTAATTCTCTTTTTACAACATTGTTTGCAAATACTCCAAGATTACCTGCTTCTTCTAATATCTTAACAGACTTACCAGCATTTTGATCTGTAAATGCTTTCACTGCTGATGGTAATAAACTAGCACTACCATCAACTAAGTCTAGTAATACTAAATTACTAACCATGTTATTAACATGAACAGTAGGGTTCCACGCAGTTTTACTAGCTTTCCATATTTGGTTTAATGCTCTGTAACCTTTGTATAATGGTTTAGAAGGCCCTGATGCAATTTCATTTATTTGAAAAATATTTTCATACACTTCTCTTGGTACAAACTTGCCTGCTAATTCACCATAAGTAAACTGTATTGTTCCTGTTCTTTTTGTTTTTGGTACTTCTATTAAATCAAGTTTAGCTATTTCATCTGCTGTTGGTGTAGCTTTAGTAAAAGTTTGTGCAGCTATGTCCGCGTAAAATTTATATCTTGGTAGAGTTTGTGCCATTAATCTACCAGTTTCCATAATAGCAAATGCACCATCCTCTATCTCAGACATACCAAGACGTTCTTGTTTTGTGTATTCCCATCTAGCAGTAAGTGAAGGCTCATCCCCTTTACCCGCTTTAATTAAATCTTTTACTGATTTTTCTGTAGCTTCAACTGGTTCTTCAAATTTTTTAACTTGAACATTACCAAATAATTCCCAACCTTTATGTTTATTTAAACGTACAAGTTTACCTGCATCATCTATTTTAAATGCTTTAGTTTTACTAAATGATTTAAGCCACTCATTAGGTGTTATAGTTTCAAGTACACCTCTAGCTCTTAGTTCAGATCCAACCTTTGATAATTCTTTACCACCATAGGATCTTTTAATGTACCTTTCTATATTTCTTAATGCAGTTTCTTCTGTAATTAAACCAGCATCAACATACATTTGAGTTATTCTAGTAATTTGTTTCCTTGCTTGTTTAGCTATTTTACTTAAATCTTTTGGAACTACATTAAATTTAATATCACCTTCTAATAAATTATATAATACTTTTCTTTCATCAGTGCTTAATTGATTTGCTCTTTGGTATATTCTAAAAAATTCTAATTCAATTTTATTTCTCAAACCCTCTAAATCTTTTGTTTCTATTTCTTTTACAACTTTAGGAACTTTATATCCATCAACAAATAGTTTAGCTAAATAACTAGCAACACTTAAATCTTCTTCTACAGACATACCTAACTTTTTAGCTCTACCTTCTTTTATAAAATCAGGAACTTGAGTTTTTTTAGCTAATTTTACACCACCAAAACCCATCATAAAACCAAGACCAGCTCTTGAAAATCTTTCAAGTATACCCCCATCACTTTCTGGAACATCTACTCCAAATATTTTCCCATCTGTGGGTAAGGCAAATCCATATAATGCACCTGCTGCACCTGTACCAAATTCACCAGACTTAGGACCTGCAGAAAAGTATTGATCATATATTGTTTTTGCTTTTTTTGTATATGCACCTTTTGCTTTTTCTACACCTTTAACTATAGGTTCCACAGGTTTTACAAATCCACCTAATACTCCTTTAAAAAATTCCCTAGGGCCTCTGAGTATAAAATTTCTATTAGTATCTTTATTGGGTAAAAGTGATTTAGGTCTACCATCAACTGTTTCAACTTCTTTAATTTTAATATTTTTTCTAACTATTAAATCAGTCTTGCCTCTACCTTTTATTTTTCCTTTTCTTCTACTTTTCTTTAATGCTTTTTGTGTGCCTATAAATATGTCTTCTTCTCCAGGTCCAGCTATAACTTTTTTTAGTTTATCTGGTAATTCTTCCATAGCTTCATCAGTAAATTTTTGTTCTTCTAAAGCCTTTGTAACTTTTCTAATTTTTGCAAGTTCTAAAGTTTTACCTATTGCTGGAGATAAAATAGCACCACCTAAAGCACCAGCACCTGCCTGTTTAGTTCTAGTATCAAATATACTATTCTCATCTACATATCCTAGTGCACCTGCAAGTCCACCAGCTACACCTCCAGATAAAGCCATTTTATATAATGTCTTACCTCTTAGTACAGGTATTAACCAAGTAGCAGGATCTAATAATGCACCACCAAAATATGCTGCAGCTATTAGCCCACCACCTTCACCTTGTAATGCTGCATTTAGATTAGCTTGTTGTGTTTTTAAATCATCTTCCATGAAGAATACTTTTTCACCACCAGCAAACTGTGTAACTCCACGAACAGTATCTGTAAGACCTAATAAAAAAGCATCACCAACACCAAACTCAGTATCAGGATCTGTAAATAATTTTGTAAGAGATTTATCTTGCTCCTCTTCAGGTAATAAATCATCAAACAAACCTTTTTCTTTTAATTCATATTTATCATCAGGTGTATCTGATAATTTAAATTCATTCTTTATAGGTACATCTCTTTCTTCTTCAGGCAATAGATCATTAAATTCATTATTAAGTGTGATGTTCTCTTGAGGTAAGAGATCATTAAATTCATTACTAGTGTTAGGTTGACTTTTAAAATCTCTCTCCTCTTCAGGTAAGAGATCTTTAAATATGTTTTCAGCCATAATTATAAATTAAAATTATCGGAGTCTAACCCCATTGCCTCAATTCTTTCTTTAGCTCTTGCTCTTGCTGTATCAATTCTATTGCTTTTATCATCATCTGATAATGATGGGCTATCACTTATTCTAGCTATAATATCTCTTAAATCATTAATTACAGTTGCTGCTGAACCACTGCCACCACCTTCTACAGGTCTTGTACTTTGTAAATTAATTTTAACATCTTCTTTAGCACCTATTTGACTAATGTCAGGTGCATCAAATTTTTTACCATCTCCTGCTTCAGCTTTAGATTCTGTTTTAGTAGTTGCAGCTTCAGTTGTTTTAGCTTCTACTGTTGGAGTTTCTTGAGGTAATGTTCCTGTGTAACCTTTAATACCTCTTGAGTCCATTACAAGTTGTATAAATTTATCTCTTGCATAAACTTCAAAACCAAATTCGTAATTATTATTTTTAACTGCATCAGAATAACCCCTTTTCAAAAGTTGGACAGTTGGATATCTACTATCTACAAACTCACCATCTTTTCCTTTATCAGCACTTATACCAAAATTAAATCTTTGAGTATTTCTATCAAAAAATAATTGATTAAATTGTGTAGCACCTATTCTTTCAAGTTGTCTATGACTTGAATTATCAAAATCATACATACCACTACCAGTTCCTTCAATCTCCATTACTGATTTCATGGGTGCAGTGCTTTGCATTACATCACCTTGTTTAACTCCTACTTCAGCAATGTCTTTTCCCTCATTTGGAAAAAACATATTGGTCATATTCATAGATCCAAAACCACCTTTAAGATTTTTAAATCCATCTGTTACAAATTCATTCTTTTCATCAAATGTTTGAGTTCTTGTTTTTTTTCTTTGTGTGATTGTACTTTCTATTTTATACTGATCTTCTTTACTTAAATCATTTATATTACTTATAAAGTCTCTAGTATTTACATCACTTAAAGTAATATTTTGTGCATCTGCATAATTAGCATATACTGGTTTTAATTTAGTAGCTATAAAATTTATATTAGCTTCTCTCTTTTTTTCATCTGCTACAAAATTAGGTTTATCTACATTAAAATATTGATTTCTTGCTTGTAAAATAAAATCCCTGTTAAGATCATCTTGTGCTGCAGTATCTGCTATCTTTGCTGAAAGATAACCTGTAGCTATACCTCTAGCTGCTCTTCCAAAATCTATTGCCATTATTCAGACTCCTCTGGTTTAGCCATTATACCTTTTTGTTTTACTTCTTCTTTAATACCTTCTGCAACTTTCTTAGCTTCTACATTTAATCTAACAGCTGATCTAATTTCTTTTTTATTTGTAATATCATCCATAGACATTTTAATATCTTTAACCTCTGCAATAACACCTATAGTTGCAATCATTTTTATTACAGGTTCTGCAATTATAAAAGCTACATCTGGAGAAAACTTACCATTTAAAAATCCACCAAATAATACAGTTCTTGCTATTGCTTCTACAGGTACACCTGCATCTAACATAGCTATAATCTGTTCAGCAAACTCTGGCTCTGACATTCTATTCCATAAATGATCAGCAGCCCCATCTGTTGTTACATATTGAGGTGGGTGTTCCCATGGGTAATTACCTGGCTCATCTGTTAATCCCTGGCCTGGTACTGGTGTATCAAATGGGTTACCTATTCCTTCTCCAAATTCATCCATAATATCTCCTTATATTACTTTACCTTTTACTGTTCTTGCAATTTTATATTTATCAGTATAATATTTACTTAATCTTCTATCCCATGCAGCATAAAGTGTTTCAGGGTTTACTACATCTGCGTAACCTCTAGCTGATCCTGACATTCCAGGTGATCTTGTTTGTACTCCAAATCTAGATAATCGTGGGGCTTTTACACGGGTATCAATCATGTCACCTCCACCTCCACCACCTGATTTTGAAAATAAACTATCTCCTATAAAGTCTCCAACTCTTTCACCTATCGCTCCCCCTGTAGGTCCACCTATTGCGTTACCAACCCATGTTGTAGCTGCTTTAGTTGCTTTTTTTAATATATCTCTAATCATTATTACTCCTATAAACTAAATCCAAATTTACCAATTAATTGAAACAGTGAATCTTTGGATGCTTGATCCTGTAATTCAAAAGCTGTAGATCTTTCCATAGCTGCCATAGCTAAGTTATGATTTCTATTCTCTCCATTTTCTGAAGAACTATTAACCCAAGATGCTTCATCTCTCCACTGTTGCCATAATGATGATAGGGCCCAGTTAGATAGATTTAATATGTTTTGTGCATTAGCTTGATTAGCAGCATTTACTGTAGTTGTATTAGCTGTGTTAATTGCTCTTCTCCAAACTACATTTGATTGGTCTATTTCTTTTTGATTATTAACATTAAACTGTTGTCTTTGATTTTCTAATGTTGCATTGTATTGATTTAAACTAGCTTCTCTTTTTGCATTAGCTTCGTTTACTGCAATAGTATTTTGTGCGTTCAATGCATTAATTTTGCTTGTCTCTGCTTCTGAAAATTTATTCATCGCATCTACTCTAGCAGAGTTTTGTTCAGATATTGTTGCACCTAATTTATCATAAAATTGATTGACTTGATTTTGACTAGATGCATTAAATTGAAATGCAGCATTTGCCGCTGCTTGATCTGATAATAAAAACGATTGTCTTGTCTGTAAATTTGCTAAGTTAGCTTGTTGTTTATTAGACAAGTTAGCCACATCCATTTTAAGATATGCTTGTGCATTTGTAATATTTGCTTGTTGATTATTTGACAAGTTTTGAAATATCATCTGCTTGTATGTAGCAGCATCTTGTGCAGCTATAGGTATAGCAGATTGCATAATACCTTCAGCCAATGCTTCAGCAGCCATTGAACTTGCACTTAAACCTCTATTAGCCATTGCGGCTTCAGTAGCTTTTGCAGCACCTCTAGCCCATACTGGTAAAGGATTACCAGAAGACAATGCTGTTTGTACTTCAGTTTGTAAACTTTCTAATTGACCTTTTACTGTAGCATCAGATGTAATAGCACCTGTTGCTGCTTGCATAGGTTGACTTACAGCCCCTTGTGCAGCAGTTACTGTAGGAATATTTGAACCCACAGTTGCAGCTGTCATTTGTGATGCAGCTTGTGTAGTTGGTCCAGCTGTCGTTGCAGCTGTTAATGCACCTGGCCCAGCTATAGTTGG